ATGAGAAAAAAACTAGGATGCAACCGCAGAAACTTAGGTGCAGCATCTTATCAGAACAGTGAAAAAGTTTTCGATAAGTTCCGGAACGCTAAAAAGAATTAAAGAGAGGGCAAGCAAGCTCCCTCTGTTAAATAATTCCATAAGAAAAGGCGAAGGCAGTCTCGTAGCCTACATAGGTGAAGAAGTGGTTAAAAAAGTCTTAGACGGAGACATCAAAGATACCTATGATTATGACATTATCTACAACGGTACCAAAGTAGACGTAAAAACAAAAGAGAGGACAGTTCCTCCAAAACTTTATTACGAATGCTCAGTTGCTGACTTCAATACGAGACAAGATTGTGATGAGTATGCTTTCGTAAGCGTCTTAAACAATATGAAGGAGGCGTGGTACTTAGGCAAAGTAAGTAAGTCTGACTTTTATAAGACGGCGGTTTTCCACAAGAAAGGCGAGGTAGACCCTGCTAATAATTTCACATTTAAAGCTGATTGCTACAATATCCCAGTGTGGAAATTACTTTGTAGTTGACATAGGATGCAAGGTGTCCTATAATTAAACTATGGACGAGCATCTATTAAGATTTAATCCCGAAAAGGAATACGTTTTCATTGATTGCGAAACTTTCAATCTTTGCCTTAACGAGTTTCATAATATCGCTTGGCAGGTATCAATGATAAAAGTTAAGAATGATAAGAAAGTTGACGAGAGAGACTTCTTTATAGACTGGGGGACTGAACTAAAAATCAGCAAGGAAGCTAAGTTTATTACCAAATATAATGAGAAAGAAGTAAAAAGCAAAAGCGTTCCCCCAGAGAAAGCTCTTCCTGACATAAAAAAATGGTTAAATGAATGCGACCATATAGTCGGACATAATATTCTTGGGTTTGATATTTATATAATTAAGTGGATGTTTGAGTACATGAACGTCCCTTATCAACACCTAACCCCGAAGGTTATCGACACCAACTGCCTAGCGAGGGGATTAAAGATGCAAATGCCTTATGATAACAAAAGCGATTTCCTAGCCTACCAATATAAAATGTACCACACTAGACGCAAAGGCATTCGCACTAGGCTTGAGTACCTAGCTAAAGAACTGGACATAAAGCATGACGAAACAAAACTTCACGATGCAATTGTTGACTTAGAGTTAAACTTTAAAGTTTGGAAAAAACTAAAGTGGCAAATCGAGGTTTAATGAATACTTTTACAAAACAATTCAAAAAAATAGACCTTAAGATGCACGGGGTAAGGCTCCCTGCATTTAAAATAGAGGATTCATACAAAAAAGAATTAGGTCTAAGCGAAGATACAGATAACCTAAAGTTTCTCAAAGCATTATGCAGAGAAAACCTTAAGAGATTTGATTTTAAAGAAGAAAAACCTAAGTATTTAAAGAGAGCCAACCACGAACTTAAAATTCTAAAAGAACTTGGGTTTGTTGATTATATCCTATTAGTCTGGGACGTGGTAAAGTTCTGCGAAGAAAGCTCTATTCCGATTGGGCTAGGCAGGGGGTCAGCCGCAGGAAGCCTCGTATTGTACCTAATAGGGGTTACCCATATTGACCCTGTTAAATATGATTTATATTTTGAGAGATTCATCTCCAAGATTAGAGCGAGGAAGAAGGTTGTCGACGGAGTAGTTTACCTAGACGGATCACTTATGTGTGATGTTGATTTAGATATTTGCTACTACAACAGGCATAAGGTACTGAAATACCTTGAGGAAAAGTTCGAGGGAAGAACCTGCAAGATCCTCACTCTGAATACCTTAAGCAGTAAACTTCTAATCAAGGAGTGTGGTAAAATAGCAGGAGGAAAAACGGAAGTCGAAATGAACGAAGTCTCCGCTTTGATTCCGAAGGTATACGGTCAGGTACACGACCTTGAAGACGCTTATAAAAAAGTCAAAAAGTTCAAAGAGTGGTGTGACGAAAACGAAAAGGTTTATGGTACAGCGTTAAGGCTTAGAAGCTTAATTAAAAACAAAAGCGTGCACCCTTCGGGAGTTCTGCTCTCTTATGACTATATAGATAAAAATGTACCTACAGAGCTAACCTCTGACAAAAACCAAGTCTCGTCTTTCGATATGAACTGGGCGTCCATATCTAACGTTAAGTTAGATATCCTTGGACTTAGGAGTGTCTCCGTTGTTTACGACGCCTGTAACAGGATAGGAATTAATCCTTTGAACATAGACTTAAATGACTATGAAAAAATCTACAGCCACTTAGACGACCTCAAAACCCAACACGGGCTTTTTCAGATAGAAGCTGACGCAAACTACGGTGTTTGCCAAAAGATAAAACCTAAAAGCTTAGAGCAACTAAGCGCCGTTCTTGCTTTAGGTAGGCCCGGGGCGATGCAATTCGTTGACCAGTACGCTAATTACTGCAATAACGATGTTTACGAACCCATTCATACCCTGTTCGATGAGATTCTAAAAAGCACAGGAGGGGTAGCTCTGTATCAAGAACAGTTAATGCAGATGGCTCATAAAATTGGATTCACCCTTGACGAAGCAGAGGTCTTACGCCGGATAGTCGGAAAGAAAAAGGTTTCCGAGGTCAAGAAATGGAAAAAGAAGATTAACGAAAAGATTGAGGAGAATAGGCTAAGCAATGAGTGGACGGGATCTAAAGGCGACGTTGACGCAGGTGAAGTTTTATGGAAAATCCTAGAGGACTCTGCAAATTATTCCTTCAATAAATCTCACTCCCTAGCTTATGCTTCGCTGTCTGCTATTACGATATACCTTAAGTTTAATCATCCAAAGGAATTCTTTCTTTCCTTGCTGAAGATGACTAAGCATGAACCAAATCCGCTTGAAGAAGTTGGAAAAATACAAAGAGAACTCCATGCTTTTGGCATAAAGCTCCTACCTCCACACATAATAAAATCTGAATTAGATTTTTCAGTTGAGGGAAATGATATTAGATTCGGACTACTATCTGTTAAAGGGATATCAGATAAAACCATAGAAAAACTAAATAATTTTAGAAATGAATACTCTAACAAGTTTGAAATATTCCAAGCCGCCAACGAGGCGGGAGTTTCTATAGGGGTATTGTCAGCTTTAATCCAAGCGGGGGCCTTAGAAGGCTTCAAACAGATAAGAAGCAAGGTCGTTCTTGAGGCTCAGCTGTGGAACCTCCTTACTCCCAGAGAGAAACTGCTGGTTACCCCGCTAGGTGAAGAGAATGACTACGATCTATTCGCAATAGTTAAATTTTTAAACAAGACTCTGAACGATAAGGGAGTGAGTCAAATTAAGGATAGCCGACTCGGCACAATAAAAAGAAACTACATTCCATACCGTGATATTTATATGCAGAATAGCAAGAATGAAGATTTTGCAAATTGGTATTACGAAAGGAAACTGCTTGGTTACAACCACGGGAAAGGGTTGAATGCAATATTCAAGGAAACAAAACCAAACTCAATAACCATAAGGGAGGTCTTTGAGCATCCTGTTAATTCCTTAGTGACTTTTACTGGATTCATTACTGAGTACTATTCTGGTACCTCCAGAAAAGCTCGCAAAACAAAGTATCTTCGGTATCAAATATCTGATGAGACCTCGTTTTGCACAGGGCTTATTTTCAATGATGGACAAATCCAAGAATGTAGAGCCTTAAACGGAGGCGACGTCCCTCAAGAAGAGGATATTGTTATGGTTAGGGGAGTAAGGAAAGACGACTGCGTCTTTATCCAAGAGATAAAATCCCAAAGCCACAAAATATACACAAAATTATCTGATTTAAAAAATAAATCTTGACAAAATCTACAAGGTGTTTTATTATTAATATGTTGTTATGATACAGTTCTATAAACCAAATCCACGCAATACGGGCGCTGCTTGTTCTTTCAATGTAAGCGCGAAGGACAGCTGCGTCTATGTAAACTATATAAAGCAGGCTTCTTGGGATGCCAAGAAGAAGATCGGCAAGTTCGCGAGTAAAGACCCTTCTGCGAAGGGGGTATTCAAACTTAGCGCAACGGAGGTAGGAAGCATTTTGCACTGTTTAGACTCAAACGATGAGTTCTCTGCTTACCATGACAGCCCTAAGCAGGTTGTTAAGATGAAGTTTAGCCCTTACATGAAGGACAATAAGCAACTTGGTTTTTCCTTTGCCGTGACTAGGGATGACAAGGAGGACACTAGTAAGAAAACCAGTTTCTTAATAGGGTTTTATTTCGGAGAAGCTAAGGCCTTAAGAGAATACTTAGTTATTTCCCTACGTCATATATTCGAGCGGAACATTAAAGAAGCTATTAAGAAAGCGGTTAATGCAAACGCAGAAAAAGCCCCCGTTAAGCAAGAGGATCCCGAAGAAGAGGACGGCGGCTTATTGGAAGATGGCTCAACGGGAGCTGGAGACGAAGAAGATCCGTGGTAGAATGAAGAAGAAAAAGGTACTGTTTCACAGCGATTTCAGTTTAGCTAAAACAGGGTTCGGCAGGAACTGCCGAGCCCTTCTTTCCTATTTGCACAAAACTAACAAATATGATATTGTTAATTATTGTTGCGGAACAAGCGAAGCTAGTCCTGACCTAATTAGGACACCTTGGAAATCAATCGGCTGTTTACCCTCTAACGCAACCGAGCTTTCTAAAATAAACTCCAATAAAGACCCTCAGTTTCAAAGAGACACTAACTATGGAGCCTATCTACTCGATAAAACAATAGCTCGCGAAAAACCAGACGTGTATATAGCCGTCCAAGATATTTGGGGAGTCGAATATGCGACAAAGAAACCGTGGTTTGATAAAATAAACTCCGTTATATGGACAACTTTAGACTCACTACCTATTTATCCAAACGCCATCAAGATAGCTCCTAAAATAAAGAACTACTGGATTTGGAGCTCCTTTGCGACGAAAAGGTTTCACGAATTAAAACATACTCACGTCAGAACAATGCATGGAGCGATAGATGAAAGCTCCTTCTCAAGACTTACCAATGACCTGAG